TAAAGATTTATTAAAAATATATCGTGATTTGTACACCGATATTGGAATGCGTTTCGCTAAATGGTACGTCAATAATTTTCAAAAGTTTATTACAAAAGCGGTTGACACATCAGCGGTTGACGATATTTGGCGCGATGCATTCGGCGCGTTTGGTTCAGCAATGGGCGCGGAACGTGTTACATTAGTAAGCGGAACGGCTCGCAAAACGTTAATTGATATAACACAACGTTTGATGCGTGATCCGGAGTTTATGACATTGGGCGCGGTTGAACGTGGCCGAATATTGCGAAACCAATTCAACCAATATTCACAATGGCAAGCCGAACGCGTTGTCAGAACCGAAGCGACGGCGGCGGCTAACTTTGCACAAACGCAAGCCGCACAATCAATTTTTCCGCCGGAACAATTACAAAAAGAATGGATAGCAAGTTTTGACGATAGGGTTCGCGACACACATTCAGAAGCCGGAAGCGAAAATCCAATTCCGGCAAATGACGCATTTATTGTTGGCGGTCAACCAATGATGTTTCCAGGCGATCCGGCCGGCGGTGCTGCGGAATGTATCAATTGCCGTTGTTCGGTTGCATATTTTCCAATAGAGGGTGCGCAAACTGTTGGCGATATTTCAACAATTGGATTGGGCGTTGCCGCCGGTGGTTTAAATAATTTTTAAAATTCGTATATTTACAAAAATTTTTCAATATGAATACAATTCTATATAAAGCGGCACCGGTTGGCGAATTAATAGACGCCGACGAAAAGGCCGGAATAATAAAAGGTTACGGAAGTTATTTCGGAAATAAAGATTCCGACAATGACGTAATTATGAAAGGCGCGTACAAAAAAACGATTGCCGAAAATGGCGAACGTGTTAAATATTTGTACCAACACGATATGAATCAACCAATTGGCAAAATGACTGAATTGTATGAAGACGAAAAAGGTTTGGTTTTTGTTGCGGAAATTGCAAAAACACAATTGGGAAAAGATGTTGTTGAGTTAATGAAATCCGGCGTCATTACTGAAAATTCGGTTGGTATTATGCCAATTCAAAAAAATAATAAAGGCGATTATAGAGAAATAACAGAGGTTAAATTGTACGAAATTAGCGCCGTAACATTAGCGGCCAACGATCAAGCGAAAATATTAGACGTAAAAGGAAATATCGACGTTGACAAATTGTCAAAGCGTTATGATAACCTAACAAAACTAATTCGTAAAGGCGACATTTCCGACCAAATGGGTTACGCTATCGAAGCCGAAATATTAAAATTAAAATCATTATTTGTTGAGTTCACGAAGCCGGTTGATGAAATCACTTTGCCGAATGTAGAAACTAAAAACAATGATTCAGAAGTGATAAATTATTTAATAAATTCCTTAAAAAATTAAAAAATGGAAGAAAATCTTAAAAATCAATTGGACCAATTTAATAGTGCCATTGATTCAAAAATTGAAAAGTCTAACAACGAAGTTGTTGAAAACGTTGTTGTTAAGGCAAACGAAATCGTTAAATCCGAAGTTTCGGAAATGGCGACTAAATTAAACGAGAGATTAGACGCAATCGAAGTATCTAACAAAAAAATGTTCAGTTCTAAAAAAAGAATGACATTTAAAGGTGCTTTAACTGAAGCGTTTGAAAATGGCGCAATCGAAAGCCTTTCAAAAGGAAATTCAAGAAGCGCATCATTCGAAATCAAGGCGGATATGACAACCGGAAACGATTTCACCGGAGAAGTAATTCCGGCGGACAGAGTGCCAGGATATAAATTTGATCCAACACGTCCAACACACATTCGTCAATTATTGGCGCAAGGTTCAACACAAAGTGACGTTGTACGTTTTGTAAAAGAAAGTTTTTACAATAACGGTGCAGCAGCAACGGCAGAGGGTACAACACTTTCACAATCGGATTTTAACATGACGGCGGCAGACGCTAACGTTAGAAAAATCGGAACATATTTCCGTATTTCTGAAGAAATGTTGGCAGACACACCACAATTGACAAGTTACCTTTCAGCGCGTGCGCCGGAAAAACTTTTGGAAGTTGAGGACACACAAATTTTAAGTGGTACCGGTGCCGGCGCGCAATTAAGCGGAATCATAACAGACGCAACGGCATTCGCTGCCGGAGATTTGGCCGATTCTGTTGACGAAGCAAATGATTTTGACGTAATTGTTGCAGCGCTTAACCAATTGGCAGCGGCTAACTACAACGCGGACACAATCCTATTGAATCCGTCAGATTTCCACAAAATCCTATTATTAAAAGATTCGCAAAATAACTACCTTAAAGATCAAGTATATAACGGTCTTCAGCCGGTATTTATGGGCGTGAAAGTAGTTTTAAATACTGCAATTCCGGCCGGCGATTTCTTAATTGGAAACTTTGGCGTTGGAACTCAATTGTGGGTGCGTGACGGAATTAACGTTGAGTTCTTCCGCGAGGACGGAACAAACGTTCGTGACGGTTTCGTAACTGTAAGAGTAAGCGAAAGAATCGCTTTAACAAACTATTTGCCAAATGCGTTTGTTAGTGGTGACTTTGCGACTGCAAAAGCAGCGCTTGAAACACCATAATAATATTTAATTATTATAAAATTAAAGGCTTGAATTTATTTTCGAGCCTTTTTTTTATGCCTTATTTTTAGGCGCCCAACAGATAAGAACGCAAAAAAAACAAAAAAAACTTTAAAAAAAACTGAAAAAATTCTTTTAAAACTCAAATAAAGTATTACCTTTGTGTCAAACAAAACCTTTAAAATTTAAAATTATGTATAACGACGAAAACATTAAAAAATTAGTATCATTATTAAGTAAAAGAAATCGACCAATTGAGAATCTTATTTTTAGAGCAAAAAAATTAGGAATAGAATCCAGAGAAGTTGTTGAATCGATGGACTTATTATTGGATTTAAAAGTAGTAACAACAGAAATTGTTGAAATTGGCGACGGTTGGAATACGAGAGATAAAGAAATTAGATTTGTATTAGCTTAAAAAACATTAACCGGCGCGTTTCGGCGCGCCATAATTTTAGAACAATGAAAACAAAAACCGGATTAACTATCATACACGACGGCAACCGCGTCAACGTGTACACACAAAGCGAAATCGAAAAGCACAACAACGACAACAAAATTGAAACGTGGATTTCAAGCGTTTTGAGCTATTTAAATATAAAAAGATGAGCAATACACCAAAACATTATGATAACGGCTTAAAACACGATTTAATTGACGTTATCGCGTCATATGAATTAAACTTTAATCGCGGCAACGTTTTAAAATACGTTGTTCGTGCCGGAAAAAAAGACAACGAAATTCAAGATTTGGAAAAGGCGTTGGACTATTTAGAGCGTGAAATACATCATTTAACGAATAAAATTAACATCAAAAATTTTTAATTATGTGGGGATTAGATTATATTCCAGGCGACGAACCGGAATTTCATTGCGCCGTTTGTGGCGTTCAAATGTTTGAAGACGCCGGAATTTGTTCAAACGCGTGCTTTGAAGCCGATCAAATGTAACATTATGAAACAAAAATTTATTAGATTTTTCTTAACATTATTATTTTGGGGTTTTGCCATTAGACAAATAATGTTATTTAACGAATTGCCAACGGCGATATTCTTATTGATTTTAGGAATTTGCGTCGCAATGGCAAACGATAACTAAATGTCATAATTTAGTTTTTATTGGTTTGTGTTAAAAGCCGGTCATTAATTTGGTCGGCTTTTTTTTTATAGCTTTACGTTATGAATGCAAACGTTTTTGGGTGTTATACCGAACATTTATTCGCAACCAAAGCAATGGAAAATGGTTTGTTGGTTTCTTTTCCGTTGTTGCATACGTCAATCTATGATTGCATTGTTGATTCGCCAAACGGTTTGTTTAAAGTACAAATAAAAGGTATTAATGAAAAAAACCGAACGCGAAATCGTATCTTTTTGACAGACACAAAAGGAAATCAATATAAAAAAACGGACGTGGATTTTTTCGCTATATATTCAGCAGAACGCAAAGGTTTTTTTATTTTCAAAAATGACGGCAAAATTAAATCTTTTACGTTGGGTTTAAAAAAATATTCAAAATTTTTTAATAACTTTGCGGCAATGTAAGTTTTCATTATTGTTTTCTTTTCTTCATAAAAGCGTCACAAATTTAATGTGGCGCTTTTTTTTTATCTTTACAAAAAAATTAAGGTTATGCAATTAAAAATCAAACAATCAATTTTGCGAGGTGGAAAACGTTACAATGAGGGCGACAAAATAGAGTTGCCAGATCACATCGCACAAAATTGGATTGCCAAAGGTTTTGCGTCAAAAGTTAGCAAAAAGCAAAGCAAAGAAAAATTTGAAACCAAAGAATTAAAGGTTGAATATATAGAAATAAAAGACGATGCGACAAATAAAGATTAATTTAACAACCGGCAATGAATTATTGACGGCGCAAAATGTTAAAGATTACGTTCGAATTGACACATCAGCAGACGACAATATCATAATTGCAATGATTACGCAAGCGCGCATTTGGTGCGAAAACTATATTTCGCGTGACATTGTGGCGAAAAATAGAACGTATTACATTGACGCAACCAACGGAATTTTTGATTTGCCATTTGGTCCAATTGCAAGCGTTGAGGAAATAACCATTGACGGAACCGCATCAACCGATTATGAAATTTTAGGTTTGGACAATGAAACCATTGAATTAGATCAAGGACCGGCCGAACGCGTAAAAATAACGTATATAACAACCGGAATTGATGACGCATTAATTAAACAATCAATGTTGCAATTAATTTCAACGTATTACGACAATAGAAGCGATTTTGTGGCCGGTAATATTTCAGAAATACCAACAACAACAAAACAAATTTTAACGTCTTATAAATCAATGTTTATATAATGAACGCCGGAAAATTAAATTCTAAAATAACAATCAAACGTTTAACAAAAACACCGGACGATTTCGGAGGGTTTAATTCGACATTGTCGGACGTTGCAACGGTTTGGTGCAATTTAACAGAAATTAAGGGCGAAATAAACGACAAATTTGGCAAACGTGAACAAGACGTCCAGGTTGAAATTACAATGCGTAAAAATACGGCGGATTTAATTCAGTTGGGCGACATTTTCACATTGGAAAACGAATCGCAAAAATTTAGAATAAACAATAAATTCGAATTTGATTTGGATTTTTATACAAAACTATTGGCGACAAAATCGGAATAAATGAACGTAAACATTAAAATAAATCAAAACGATTTAATGAAATTGTCTAAAAAATTAGACAAAATGCGTGCGTTCGAATCCAAAACCGTTTCCAATGAGTTGGGAAAAACCGGTTTAGAAATTGTGCGTTTGGCAAAACGTGCGGCGCCGGTTGACAAAGGCGCTTTAAAACAATCCATTAGCACACAACGAAGTGGAAAATCCGTCAATGTTGTGGCGGCTGCAAATTATGCGCCTTATGTTGAATTTGGAACCGGTGGCCGCGTTGATTTAACCGACATGACGGAATTAGGCATTCCGGAAAGTTACGCGGCACAATTCAAAGGCAAAGGCATTAGAGAGGTTAATTTGCCGGCGCGTCCGTTCTTTTTTAGTTCGGCGCGAATAGGATTTAAAAATTTATTAAATCGTCTAAATGGCGAAATACAAAAAGCAATTAAATAATGTTAGAAGCGATTCACTATGTACGCAAGGCAATCATTGCAAAATTAAACGGCAACATTACAATTGACGGTTCAACGGTTCCAATTTATGGACGCGTTCCAACAAACGCAAGTTATCCATTTGTCCGCGTTTATTCAGTTTCAAACGACGAAACGGACCAAAACCAAAGTTCGTTTACAATGGAAACAATCACACGAATTGAATGTGTGACACGTTTTGCAAGTGATGACGGCGGCGAATTAGATTGCAATTTAATGGTTTCACAATGTTTGGAACAATTACGCACACGTTCGGCAAATTATATTGATTTGACCGCAAACGGTTTTAATGTTTATACAAGTGTAAACGAGGGCGTCAAATATTTGGAGGACGATTTAAAAGACTTTACTTATTATCGCGCCATTATTGAATTGTCAAATAAAATTGAACAAATCGACGCGGTGGGCGGTTTACAAAGCGAATTACAAAACGAATTACAATCTTAAAAAATAACCAATGGCCAAAATAACCTATACAACAAAAATTGACAATCAAATATCAGCATTACCGGCGATTAATAAAGTTGCGGCCGCCGATATGAACGAAATAAAAACGTCCGTAAATGACATTTACGACACGTTGGGCGGTTTCGCTTATTATGTTGACACCGAAACAAGCGTCACGCCTATAAATTTAACGGCGGACACATGGACCGATTTAACAAACGACAAAGCCGGTACAAATACACATACACATTTGCCGTCATATGTTGTTGGGGATTTGTGGGATTCAGCATCAAACAAAATTGATACATCAAAAGTTGGCGCCAATAAAATTATTTTAGTTAGAAACGATTTTGACGTAACGGCCGGCGCTGCAAATACTCGAATTGACGCGCGTTTATATTTTCCGGACACCGGCAAATCAATTGAATTTTCACACGACAATATTTCGTCAAATGGCGATCAAGTTCGTTACTCAAGAACAACGCAAGTTTTCACATTATCGAGTGAATTAACAAGCGGCTGCAAAATACAAGTTAAAGCGGACAAATCCGGCGCGACAATGGTTGTTGAGGATATTTTAATCACAATTTTAAGTTTATAAAAAAATGAATGATTTTAAACTATATGTATTGAATACGTTTTCATTTATGGTTTCGTTTACTGCAATTGACGAAGTTTTAAAAATATTACTTTTGGCGGTTTCAATAGGTTACACCGCGCAACGTTGGTATTATTTGAATAAGAACAAAGACAATGAATAAAATTGATGAAAACACACAATTTAAAATTAATATAAAAACAATTGTTGCAATTTGTTTTGGTATTTTGTCAATCGCCGGCGTTTATTTCACATTAATAGCTAAAATTCAGCAAATGAATATTAATTTGATGCGAATGTCGTCGGAATTAGAAATGAATAGCGAATTTCGTGTTAAATGGCCGCGTGGCGAAATGGGCGCATTACCGGACGACGCCGAACAAAATTTGCGTTTGATTTATATTGAAAAATACCAGGAAAAAACAATGGTTGATTTAGATAATTTAAAATTAAAGGTTAAAGAATTAGAGGGTTGTATTAACGAAAATTAAAAAATATGACTAAAAATTTTAAAATTAACGAATTTGAATGTAAATGCTGCGATTGTAAAATTAGCGCCGACGTTAAAAATAATTTAATTAAGTTGGCGGACCAATTGCAAATTTTGCGTGAGAAAGTCCAAAAACCAATTAAAATAAATTCGGCGTATAGGTGCGCTAATTACAACGATAATGTTGTCAAGGGCGCCAAACATTCGCAACATAAATTGGGCAAAGCTGCGGACATTGTAATTGACGGAATGACGCCAAACGAGGTTCACGAATTAGTTTGCGAAATGGTCGAATTGGGACAAATAAATTTCGGCGGAATTGGAAAATACAATACATTTACACATTTAGACATTCGCGATTATTCGGCGCGTTGGGATTATACCAAAAAATAATATTATGCCAAAGAAAAAATTTAAAGACACGAAAGTTGGTCAATTTTTATTGAAAAAAATTCCTGGATTTGTTGGCGATGTATTGCCGGACAAAGGCGTTTTGGGCGTTGTTAAAAATTTAATTGACAACGAACCGGAATTGACGCCGGAACAAAAAAAAGAATTACACGACGAATTGATTGAATTTTACAAATTAGAAATTGCGGATCGTGATTCAGCGCGCAAACGTGAAGTTGAAAAGGCGAAAACCGGCGGTTT